GTTAAAATCACCTACCGCCCACTTCACAAACTGGTAGTTTGTTTCTGAGAAACCTTCCGGTACTCTTACCGTATAAACAAATGCGGCAGGGTCTTTACCGCCCTTAACAGGAGCAACGCGGAGTTGCGCAAAGCCTGCCAAATGAGTTAATCTGCTCATGCGTTTATCTCTTCACACAATTGATATGGCGCGACCGAAGCCGAGAGCCGTATACTCTCGGCTTCACCCTTTTTTGTGGTACTTAATGAATGCATAGATAAATGTCCTTCCTGTTGCCACAGTCCGATCCAACAGTTTCTTCAGTTGTTTTTCTTCTTCACTGTCTACCTGCCCGTCTTCCAGTGATTTATCCATAAACACAGCCAGTGCCCCCTGATTAGCCGCTACCTTGCTATGCAGGCGAAATAATTCGGGCTCATCCAGATCATCCGGATTGATTCTTTCCACCAGCAGCATTTCAGATTCTGTTGCAACATATTCGGCATACAGTTTCGTCCCGGAGACTTCCTGCATCGTCATCAGGTCGTGATGATCGAAGAACCGGCAGCCGTTCTTCTCATAAAATCGGTTATTGAACGACGTGGCAGACATACCAAGCGCACCGGCCATAACTTCGCGCCCACCATTAGTAGCGCTGCACATCTCTCTGACGACTTCTTTCAGTGATTCATTCTTCATTGCCTACTCGCTTTCAGGTTGGGTTGTAGTTAACCGTGCTTTTCAGTGCTGCTATGCTGATAAAGTGCGGGGTTGTATTTGAGCTTTCCGTTTGTGAGCTTCTCAATTTCATATGCTCTGCCCTTCGGAATAACTTCATCCCACCCGGATACGGATGGATGTTTTATTCCAAGAGCATCTGCTGTTTTGCAGATACCACCGAAATAATTAATGACATCTTCTTTTTTCATATGTAGTTCCTGATATGCCAGTGATACTACATAATGTAGGATATCTTACATAATAATGTCAAGATTCCTACATTACATTTTGGTAGGATCGCCTACATGGAAATACACGAAAGAATACGGCAAAAGCGCCGGGAATTAGGACTGACTCAACAGGCACTGGCTGATAAGGCTGGTGTAAATCGCGTTACCGTCACAGGATGGGAAAAAGGCGACTACCAACCAAACGGGGTCAACCTGCAACAACTCGCGGAAGCACTGGAAACTGATGCGAGATGGCTCACTGACGGCGTGATGAGCACAGAAGCAAATGTCCGTTTTTCTAAACTTAATAGCCCACGCGGTGAATACCCTTTAATTTCATGGGTCAGCGCCGGAAATTGGTGCGAGGCTCTTGAACCATATCACCGAAAATCAATCGATAAATGGTATGAAACGACGGTGCATTGCTCCGAAGATTCTTTTTGGTTAGAGGTAAAAGGCGATTCAATGACTGCACCTTCTGGTCTGAGTATCCCGGAAGGAATGGTTATCTTGGTCGATCCGGAGATTGAACCGTCATCAGGTAAGCTTGTCGTTGCAAAAATTGATACCGACAACGAGGCAACATTCAAGCAATACATTGTTGATGCAGGTAATCACTACCTTAAACCCCTGAATCCGCAATACCGTATGACAGCTATAAATGGCAACTGCCGAATTATCGGTGTTGTTGTTGATGCGAAAATAGCCCGCCTGCCATAACCCTTAAACCCCAGCTTGGGGTTTATTTTCTCACATCAATGTAAGGTTTCCTACAAAATAACTTGACACACCAATGTCGGATATCCTACATTTATATCAACGAAATGTGGGAGTAAAAATAATGGTCACATTAACCAATAAAGAATATCAGGCATTGATGGCCCAGAGAAAGATTGCCGGAGTTGTAGTTAGCCCAACTGTCTGTGATGGCGTTTTAAAGATTATTGCAGGGCCCGTATCGGACGTCGTTTCAAAATTGGTGGTTAGCGGAGCAGATGAAAAGACAGTTCACGCAGCCGCCGAGCTAACGGCAGCTGCAATTACACTGGCTATTACAACTCAGGTGGTGATAGGTGACCAAATCGCCCGTTGTGGAGATGAATAAAAGTTTCATCATCCAGAACACTGAAATCATCTTTTTCTTTTAGGAGCGCCTTGAACTCGCCCTCCAGGTCTAAAAGCTTTGACAGATATTCAATTGGGGTGAGCGGTTCATCGGTACGGGAAAGGTAGTTTTTTGCTAAATCCAATGCATTGAGTTCAGACATAAAATTTCCTCTTTGTTTGTGGTGAACAGAGGATACCACCGCTGCCTGAGGTGAAAAAACAACCAGGCGCAATTTTATGGACGCAGTAACGGCTGCGTATCTGAATAACTGTGTGAAGAGTAAACGACCCCATAACAATAACCATGCAATACCATTAGCGGCCGTGCATACCACGGTACATTCCACCAGCCGGCCGCTATTTTTTACAAACATAAGTCCACCGGCATAAATCGTCCTGCCGGATAGATACCTTGCCTGACCGCTGGTGGACTTATTTTTGTGAATAATAAAAAAGAAATAACCATCATTCCAGCACCAGGGAATTAATTACTTATAAAAAGTAACGGCTTTTTATTATCTAAATTGTGTGGAGAGAAAACGATGTCAAGAATGGTAGATCTTGAAGCGTGGGCAGAACATGAGTTTGGTGATGAGGCTCCGAGCAGGCGGACATTATATAAATATGCGAAATCTCACATGATGGTACCACCAGCTTTAAAAGTCGGTAAAAAATGGATGGTAGATCGTGATGCACGTTATGTCGGAATTATTTCAAAACCTCAATTACCGGGCAATTCTGGCGATATGTTAAGAAGGATTTTGTCTGATGGCTGCGAGACCACGCGCTCATAATATTATTATCCCTAATTTGTACTGCAAACTTGATAAAAGAAACAACAAGACATATTGGCAGTACAAGCATCCGTTGACAGGTAAATTTCACAGCCTGGGTACCGATGAGAAAGAAGCAAAAGAAGTCGCTATCCAGGCAAATATGATAATTGCCGAACAACAAACAAAACAAATACTGAGTATTAATGATCGCCTGTCAGGTATTAAAAATGCCAGACACGGGATCAGTGTCAGCGTGTGGCTTGATAAATATCTGGAAATTCAGAACGAACGAGTACGTGAAGGTGAACTAAAACCTAACTCACTGAAGCAGAAAAATAAACCAGTAAATTTATTCCGGGAACACTGCGGTATGCTGAAACTTAAAGATATTACCGCCCTGGAAATAGCTGAAATCACAGATCAGGTTAAAGCAGCAGGCCATAACCGAATGGCTCAGGTTGTCAGAATGGTGCTGATCGACGTATTCAAAGAAGCCCAGCATGCGGGCCATGTTCCTCCGGGATATAACCCGGCGCAGGCAACCAAACAGCCACGAAACAGAATAAAGCGCGAACGGCTTTCACTGGAAGAATGGCAGACGATATTCAGCCAGGCGGAGCATTACCCCCACTATCTGAGATGCGGAATGCTGTTGGCTGTCGTTACAGGACAACGTCTGGGAGATATTTCTGATATGAAATTTTCGGATGTATGGGACGACATGCTACACATCGAACAGGAAAAGACTGGCGTAAAATTGGCTATCCCTCTCTCACTGAGATGCCAGGCGATAGGTATGTCATTACGCGAAGTTATTGCTTTCTGCAGGGATCGTGTTGTCAGTAAATATCTGGTTCATTATCAGCACACCACATCACAGGCGCAAAAAGGGGAAAAAGTAACAGCCAATACGCTGACTACAACTTTCCGGAAAGCCAGAGACAAATGCGGAATTAAATGGGATGAAGGATCAGCACCGACATTTCATGAAATGCGGTCATTATCGGAGCGTTTATACCGGCAACAGGGAATTAACACCAAAAATCTGCTGGGCCATAAAAATCAGCAACAAACCGATAAATATCATGATGATCGTGGCAAAGATTGGATAAGAGTGTTGATATGA